GTATCCTTGACCCACTGCCAGGCGTTGCCCGGCGCAGTCGTGACAAATTGCGCGACGGCCTGTCCTATGATCTTCCAGCCAAGAACAGACTCGGCAAACAGTATCTTGAGGGTTTCTCCCCAGCCCTTCACGGTCTCTTCCGATGCTAAGACGGCTGCGTTGAACGCATCCAGGGCTTGCCCCTGTGGACTGATCTTGAACGCGGCAGCATCGGCTTGGAGTTTCTTGAGTGCCACCGACCCCTTCTCGATGTTCTTTATGTCGCTCTCTGAGAACCCAAACCCCTTCAAGACTTTCTCGAAATTCAATTTCTCAATCGGCGACATCTTCTCGTACAGCTTGGCCGCTTCCAGCGCCGCCTGCTGAGCTGCCTTGCCGAGCTTCTCCGTATCGGCCAGGACGTCGTTGATGGCTATGCCGGCCTCGTCCAGGTTGAGGACGAACGCCTTCCCCAATGTTTCCTGCGAAGTCAGCGGACTAATTGCTTCCTTCTGCCCCTTTTTTATTCTGTCGAGTTGGTCGGCGACGAGGATGATATTGTTGGCAGCCTCTTTCGCTCCAGCGGCAGTCGCCCCCCACATTTGCTGCGGTAGTATTTCCGCACCGATCTTGGCGAGGTTGGCCATCGTCGCAGTCGTGGCCTTCAACTGATCGTCCGCTTCCTTAATCTTGCCCCTGATAAAGGAGAAAGCGGCAGCCGCCGCGAACAGGGCGATGCCAACCGACCCCAGTGCCGACCCGACCCTGACAAACCCAACCGCGGTGCTGGCCAGCTCGCCCGCACCGAACTCCTTCATGACCTTGCCGAGCGCCCGCATCTCGCGCGACGAGATGCCGGACTTCTGCGAAACCTCGTCCAGCCCCTTGCCGAATGCCTGCGTGCCGCCAGCCGTGCTTGCAGCCGTGGCCTGGACTTCCTCGGTCGCCTGGCCGACCTTCTTGATCTCGGCGGCGGCCTGGTCCGCGCCGTCGACCTCGATCTTGATCGTCTGAACTATGTCATCCGCCATGTGCCCTAAGCCTTTTTCATCTCGTCCATGAACAGATCACGTTGCTTCTTTGCCTCGTCACGGATGATCCGCAGTAGGTGGAATTTCCGGCGAATGATGACCTTTTTGACCCCGATGTATTTCACCTGCTTGTCGTCGGCCGACATCAGCAACGGTGTGTCGCGCTTCCTGCTGCGCTTGACCTGGAACAGGCGGCCCGGAAAGTCGCGCGCAGGCGGGCCGCCGGGGTCGACCGGAATCCACAGTAACGGTTTGCCTTTGATGGTGGCCCCACTCTGAAAGACTCGCCACAACGGGTTCGAATGACGAAAGACGATCGACCTGCTCTTGCCGCCCTCACCCGTGATGTCATAGGTAAAGCCGGATATCCACTTGCCGGTAAACCTGCCGGCAGCGGCAATGTCGGCGCGGCCCTCGCGAAGGACGTTATCGGCGAGTTGCTGGGTGGACGACGTCGCCGCCGCCTGGATGCGCTGCTTCAGCTTTGCAACGGTTTCATCCAACTGCGGCTTTATTGACTGTGATTTGAGGCGAACGCGGACTGCCACGGCTAAGGCGTTCCCAATTCCTTGATGGTTTTCTCGATGGTCTTGCCGTCGCCCTGCGCGCCGATGGCGGTGATTGCGAGATCGTCCGCCCGCTCCATGCGGTCGAGCCTTTCGTTGAGCTCGCGGTAGGCATCGATCTGGCGCCAGGTCAGCGTCATTGCATAGTCGGGCGGGAAGCCTCGTCTGATGAGGGCGGTGATACCGAGGGCAATTTCTTCAAGCGCACTTTGACGGCCTTTGCTCCTTCGCCCGGCGCGCCGAGGGTCGTCAGCCGATTGACGAAAGAGCCAAAACCGTTTGGGAATGTGAGCCTCATAATTGCGTCCAGCAGTTTTAATTGGTCTTCCATCAACAAATTCACGTTGGCGTGCTGCTCGTATTTATCCTCCCCGAGATGGCCGCATCCTGCGGCAATGATCGAGCCGATCGAGGCGCCGAACAGTTCGATCAGGACTGGCACGATGTTGTTGCCGAAGTCTCCGCTCGCGAGCCGTTTGAGATCCGGGAACCGCGACACGATGGATGCAACCGCATTGCCATGTAACCCGCGCACAACGATCCGCTCGCCGTTGATCCGCACGACCTCGGACGCCGTCAGTGTTGCTATGTCGAGGAGATCGGCCATTATGGCACCACCACGGCTTCATGGACGGTGAACACACCGAACGTGCCATCCACGTCATCCTTCTGCACCTCGGCCTCGATCTCCAGCTTGGAGAAGTCATCGGCGTCGGTGATGAAGTTGAAGTCCCCAGTCGGGTTGATCGAGATGCGGCCGGTGAAGTCGACATGCTGGCCGATGTCGTTGGTGCCATCGACCTGGATGATGCCGGAAATCTCCAGCTTCTTGAAGGCAGACACCTGGACGCTGCCGTCAACATCAGGAGCCCCGGCCTCGCCCAAAGTAAAGATGGCAAGGTTTGCCGGGGTGATCTCGTCGAGCGTCATCTTGATGGTTGCGCCGACTTGGGTGATGGCCGTGAAATCTTTTACCTTCACGCCTTCGCGGCTGCTGAAGTGCTCTTTTTTTTCAACCTTGGGAGTCCACACAAACGAGGGCGCGTTGCCGAGGTCGACGAATGTACTACCGCCATCCTCTTTGAAAGTAACAACCCCCTTACCTATGTGGTAGTTTTGAACGCTCGGGCTCACGGGCATGGCTTATAGCTCCTCTATTTTTAGGGAATACTGGAACATGAATTGCACGCTCATCTGATTGAACTGCTCCCGAGCCTGCCCAAAGTCGGTCTGGCAGCCCGCGTATCGGATTGCGCCATTGCCGCCGACATGGGCGACGAGTGTCGCGTCGTTGAGCACCCGGCTGATGATCTCGCGCCGAAAGGCGCCCAGTGCCGACGTGGTGCCGTCATGTATCTCCGCGACGACGATCTGCGGCGTCATCCGCGCGACATAGGGCCGACCGGCCGGCCGCGCCGATCGATCGTCCGCGCCAGTGGTTTCCTCGTCGCCATCGAAAACGGCCACCGCCGGCAACAACTCTTCCGGGATGTCGACGTTGTTGCGTTGCGCCGTTTTGATGTTTGGAACGGTAGCGACCACCGCGAGCAGCCGCGCCAGGATGTCCTCGCGAACGTCTCTCACGGCGACGCCGCTGCCTTCAGCAAAAATCTCACCTCGCCCCAGTCCTCGCCCATCGGACTGCCGCGCAGCTCCCACGATCGCGCGATCCAGGTTCTGCCGTTGAAGGCAATCTCGGCGTCGGCGTAGTCGGCGCGCGCGATGCCTTTGCCGGTGAGCTCGTAGATGCGGGCGAAGGCACCCGGCCCGACGCTGCGCACCTCGGCCGCCCCCGCGCCGCTAGTCGCAACCGGCAGCGCCTTCGGTCTGGTATCGTCGATAACGGTAATGTCGACCGCGGCAGCAGCACCCACCGTAATCGTCGCCGGCACGCCGAGCTCGGCATAGACCGGATCGAACAGCAATGCCGAGTAGTCGAGAGCCATCAGGCGATGAGCCGCAACGCCAAATCAGCGTGGACGATGCGCCACGTCGGCAGCCCCAGCAGCATGGCCACGATCATGTACAGAACGATCAGCAGCACCACGAGCAAGTACAGCCGCTGCACGTTCCAGTCGATGCTGTAGCCGAACCACTTCGCGATCATGACGATGATCGCGCCGATCAGCACGAAGATGGCGGCCACGATTGCGGCATTGATCACGCCGAGCAGCAATCCGGTCAGCGACATGGCGGCACCTCAAACATAGATTCGCATGTATTTGTAGAGCATGGAGTCGATGGTATCGGTCGCCGTCTGCAACGGCGCGGCGAGGCCGGCCTTGCCGAACATCTGCACCGGATCGAAATACTGCACGCGTGTGTCGCCATGCATGACCGACCGCAGACCGCTCGTCATGCGTGCCTGCCCCCGCGCCGCTTGTATCAGCATCCCGGTCGCCGCCTTGAGTGCCGGCGGCGCGGCATCGGGCAACACATAGCCGCCGCTATAGGTCACGGTGACCGGCTCGGACCAGGCGCCTTCGATGCGCAACTTGCCGGATGCGTTCTCGAGTTCATAGTTCGCCGGGTCGAGGACACTGCCGCGCGGCGATTCCACCGAGACGAGGTCGGCGTCGGCGACCGGATATCGCGTCAGGAACAATCGCGGCGTGTCGAGCGGCGGCAGGTCGCCGCGCCAGGTCTCCTCGACGCTCTCGTAGGCAAACACGCGATTGCACATGGTCGCGACCACGTCGCTGTACTGATCGATCAGCATCTGCAGTTGAGCGTCCTCGCTGGTGTCGGTCAGCGGCACGTTAAGAATGGCCTTCAGCTCGTCCAGCGTCAGCAGCGCGTAGCTGGTGGCGGGCGTCAGCACCTTGACCCAGATGTCCGCCATTTTTAGCGCGCCTCGTCGTGGAACTGCTCGAACAGACTGCGCAGCTCAAGCGGCGGCGCTTCGCTCTTGTCGGACAGGATCGGGATCGCGGCATAGGCCTTGCGATCGATCTTCCAACCGATAATCACCGGCGCAGAAACCCCCGGCAGACCGCGCTCGCCTCTGGCGCCGGACTCGCCTCGCTCGCCTGGCGGCCCCTTGCCACCCTGCCTGCCGGCGGACGCGATCAACTGCCAGCCCTCGCCTGGGCAAGGGCCGGGCGCCGCGCGCCGCGCCATGAAGCTCGAGCCGGTGAGCGCGACGATGTCGAGCGCCGCATAGGTCTCGGCTTCGCTCCAGGTGCCGCGCACCTTCGGCATCGCGGCGTCGTGACCGGCGCAAGCGAGGCAGATCCAATCAATATGAGCCCCCGGCGCCTGCGCGGTGTCGCAACTGGCCTGCCAAGTCCCGCCGGCATGGGCCACCACGGCACCAGCGTAATGGATGGTTTCGGGCAACCATTCCCGCACCGCTGGCAGTGCGCCAGGCTCGCCCTTCTGGCCGCGCGCGCCGTCCTTGCCGTCGAGGCCCGCCGCGCCTGCCGGCCCAGGCAACCCCTTCTCGCCACGGTCGCCTTTGTCGCCGGCATCGCCTTTCGGCCCGCGCTTGCCTTCCGGGCCAGGCATTCGCGCCAGCGCCCGAACCTCTTCCAAGGCGCGCCGCCCAAGGGCAAGGCAAGTGCCGACCGCTTCGAAGAGCGTGTATTGCGGAACGGGGACGGCCGGTTTGTCGCTCATGCCGTCTCCCATAATAGTCATGCCGCCAGCAGCCATACGAGGGCGGCGGCCGCCTCGTCATCGTCCTGCCGGCCAGTCGCGACGGCTTCCAGGGCACCGATCACGCCGACTCCCTTGCCGCGCACGCCGATGGAACCTGCGCCGTCGACCTCAAGTCCGAGAACGGCCACCGCCGCGCCCTTCGCGCCCAGAGCGCCGCGGGCCGCCGCCTTGACCGTGAGCGGCGCATTCCCCTGCCCGCGGGCGCCGGCCGCACCAGCGGCCTCGCCAGCGAGACTGCGCAGCACTGCAGCGCCGGTGCTGACCGCGGCAACGACGCCGTGCGCCTCGCCCTTGAGCTCGGGCAGGATGGCATAGCCGACCCCTTCGACGAGGTCCGGCCGCAACTGTTCGCGACGACCGCCAGGGATGGTGACGACGATCGTCGCCGGCTGGACGACTGCATCGGTGATGTCCGCCGCAGACGCGGCCTCGACCACCTCTGCCGCACTGATGGCGATCGGCGGCTCGACTGTCGGGACCGCCGAAAGCGGTGCCGCCGAGACCGGGCCGAAGCCGAGCGCACCGCCAAAACTACGGGTCGGCGGCTGAACCGCCTGCGGTGGCTGGATGACCGGAGCCGTCGCGAGTGGCGCCGCCGAGACCGGACAGAACCCCAGCATCGGCTATGCCGCCCCTTCCAGCGCCGCGACCCGCGCCGCCAGTTCCTTGCAGGCGTTTACTAATGCAAAAACGAGCGCAGTCGTATCGAGCACGCGCAGATCGGCGACCGGCTTGCCGTCGACAAATCCGACCTCGCTCGTCACCATCTCGGGCATCGGCACTTCGGCCTGCTGCGCGATCAGGCCGACAAATTCTGTTTTCTCTTCTGCAAGTTTTTGGTGTGGAGATGGCTCGTCATCGGACGGTTTCGATTTCGAATAGTTGCCTTTGAACGTGTATCGCACCGGCACAAGCTGCAGCACCTCAGCCAGCCCATGCGTGTAGTCGCCGAGCACGTCCTTGATACGTTCGTCAGACGGTGCAGTCCAAGAGCCGCCGCCAGGTTTGTAAGCCACGCCGGTAATGTTGAGGTCGCCCACCACATCCAGCTTGGCGCCAGGCGTGCTGGTGCCGATGCCGACGTTGCCGGTGGCGCGGGTGATAAAGAGCGCCGCGTCGAGATAAGCACCGGCGTCGTCCCATCGATAAAGCGAAAAATCCGATCCAGAGTTGCTGCCAGCTTCTGCGGCGTTGTCGCCGGCCGCTATCGTCCATCGATTGATGCCAGCCTTCTGCAGCCATATCGCAGTTCTTTCTGCGCTACCGGACTTGTTCAGGACAATCGCGGGACTAGCCTTCGCGATCGTCAGGTCGCCCGTCATGGTGTCGCCGGCCTTCGACACCTTGCCGTCCAGGCCAGCCTGCGTCGCCGTGCTGACGGGCTTGCTGGCGTCGCTGGTGTTGTCGACGTTCGCCAGGCCGACATCGGACTTCGTCAGCGTCACCGTGCCGGTGCGGCCGGCGACACTCTGAACCGGCGCGGCGGCCGATGCCCGAGCACTGGTGTAATAAAGATTGATCGAGCCTTCTGGCACCGCATCGGTTGAGCCAGGCGACGGCGAGATCTCGATATAGGCCGAGCCTGACCAGCGATAAATCTTACCGGTATCGAGCGCGACATAAATGATGCCTGTCGCACCCGTGGCCGGGAACGCGGCAAGGTTGGCAAATTCCAACACGTCGTCGACATAGCTAGGGAGCTGGGCGGCCGGCACCTTCGTGCTCGCATCGAGCGATGCATAGCCGTTGGCTGCGCCTTTGTTTGCCTTGTCCTCCTTGAGGACATCGGCGGAATCGACATAGACCTTAGCTGCCGCCTCGATCCAGACCGCATCCTTGCGGCCGTAGGTCTTGCCGTCCGAAGGCGCGTCGTCGAGCTTGGCTTGTAATGCCGTGATCACGCTCGCCGGCAGCGTGCAAAACACGTTCTTCGTGCCGGCCGCGAAGGCCACCAGCGCATCGGCATTGGACGACTGCCGCACGGTACTGCGCACCAGCGTGGTGGGGTCCGACAGATGCCCGCTGCCGATCTCCCAGGCGCCGCTCGGCATGCCGGTGGTGCCGTCAACGGACTCGATGCAATAATCAAACGACGGGCCGACGCCGAAGGCCGTGTTGAAACTCTCAAAGCCGGTGACGGCGCCCGCCAGCACAATAAAGCCGGTGCCGGTCGATGTTGAGAGTTCCTTGACGCGGTCCGCTATCATGGCATCACCAGCCGGAACGAGTCCAGCCGCACGGTGTTGTCGCGCAAAAGCCGCGGAGGAGTGAGCTTGATCACCGCGTCAGAGTTCTTGTCACCAACATCGCAAGAGAAGACATCACTGCCGTCTGCGGCAATGATGCGCGCAGATATTGCCTTGCCGTCTGCCAGCGCAGCGTCCTCCTCGGCAATCTTGTTGAGCAAGAGTTCCCTGCCAACCGCTTCCTGTGCGGCCGGATTGGATAACTTTAGTACGGCCAGCACTGCTTCAGTCTCCGAGAGCAATTCGATGGAGCCGCCATCCATCAGCGAACTCAAAGTATTAAGCACGGCGCTAGCCGATGTTTCAGATAGACGAACGATCATTCTTGACTCGGATTTTCGTAGATCGGCACCAGCGCGCCGCTCTCGTCGCGCTCGATGCGCGTGACCCTGGCCGCCGGTGTTTCACGTGACACAATCGGCGGCAGCTCGTGCAGCATCCGGGCCGCACTGGCGACCTCGCCGGCGAGCTCGGGCGGCAACATGACGACCTGCCGGTCAAGACCAATCTTGAACACGGCGTCAGCCACGCATTCGCGCACGAACGGCGCCATGCCCGCGGCGAGAGCCGTTATGGTTTCTTCATCCATCACGCGGCAGCCTTCAGTGCGAGAGCGAAAGCAGCGGTCAATTCATCACCCGACTTTTTGGGCGCACCGGGCGGTGGTGGCTTTGCCGGATCGCCGGCGGCATCCGACGCCGCGGCCGGCAGCGCCGCGGGAGGACTAGGCGGCGCTGCCGGAGCAGGTGTCTTCCCGATCTGACTTAAGGGGACGACCTGCTGCTGGACGCGAGGCTCGTCGCCGAACGGAACTGCCTCGTAGCCTTCGAGCGCGCGCGCTTCGTTCGGGGCGAAGATGCCGCCTTGCACACCGCGCGCCAGGCTCTCGATGCGGTCCTTCATCGCCGAGCGCAGCAGCGCCGCGGTGTCGAATTCCACATACTCGTCGGGTTGGCCTTTCAGATCGAACAGCAGGCCGAACGCTTCCTCGATGTGATTGAGCGCGAAGCCAAGCCCGCTCGCGACCCAGCTCTGCATCAGTAATTCGGTCGAGCTGTATGCGGTGCCGCCGATGCCGAGGATCTGCAGCGGGATGCGGAACGCCAGCGCAATCTGCTCGTTCGACAATTTCTTCATCTCGACGGTGGAGGCATCCTTGCCGCTCTGCGCCCACGGCATGACCTTCAACCCGGCGGTGAGGATCGGCGTGCCGCCCTGGTGCAAACCTTTGGTTTGATCGTTCCAGCGGTCGCGTAACTGCTGGACCTCTTCCTGCTTGAGCTTCAGGTCGGTCGAGAGCACCGCCGAGGGCCGCGCCTCGTTGAGGTAGTACCCCAACTGCTGGCGCTCGATCGCGGCGTTGATGCCGATGTCGCTGTAGGCCGCGACGATCGGACTTTCGCCGATCAGCGGCACCGGCCAGCGATGCCGCACCGTATGCAGCCGGATGTGCAGGACGTCGCGCTGCGGCACGATCAGCGGCTCGGCACCGAGCCGTTTCTCAATCACCTGGTTGCCGTGCAGTTGATAGAAAATGTCGCCGGTGGACGCGAGCCGCGGATGGGACTGCAGCGGGTCCATCAGGTGCAGCTCGTCGATCTCGAAGCGGTCGTTGCGCAACCCGAGCGCGTAGGCGTTGCCCTCGAGATAGAGCGATCGCGTCACGTTCAGCAGGAAATCCGAGATCGACTGATAGTCGTTAGGATGGCGCAGCAGGCGCGAGAGCGCCGAGGTCTTGACGCGCTCGCGCCCGCCTTTGTCGTTCAGCCGCCAGTGGTCGCCGGGGCACATGGCGACGGTCTGCGCATAGGCCGAGACACAGGCCTCGACCATGGCCGACTGGGCGCCGAGGCTGACCGGCGTGTAGCCCTGCTGCCACCAGTTGTCGGCAACGCCGGCGGGCAACCACCCGCCGGTGACCGGCAAATAGTAAGGGCCGGGCCGGTACTGGCCTTCACCCTTGCCGATGAGCTGGCCCGCGACGCGAGCCAGAAACCCGCGGACGGTCATGTTGCTGGCGTCGCGGTCCTGGTCTGGTAGTTGCCGCGTTCGCGTTTGGAGGCCTCGGCCTGCTTGGTCTGCGGCTCATTCGGGTCGGCGCTGCCGTCGTGCTCGTGCTCCATAAGATGAACACCCAAGGCAGCGAGATCATTCTCTTCCTGCGTCGGCGTCGGCTTGATTCCCGAAGCCGTTTTGGCCTGCTGCTCGTTGGCCTTGTCGCGCGCCGCGCGGTCGTCGGCGAGCCGCTTTTTCGCGGCGGTCGTCTGTTCGTTGTCAGTCATTGTGTTTGCTCCTGTTGAGTTCTTTTGGCCTTACCAGGTCACGCCGGCGACCCAAGCGACCGTACCAGTGCGGCGGATCGCCCAGGTCATCGGCATGATCAGCCGCAAGGCCAGCATGTCGGTCTGGAACATGCTCTTGACCGGGAAGGCGACCACGGCAGGCGTGCCCGTCGTCGAGATGTCGGAGGGTGAGGTGTCTTCCATATGCAGCGTGGCCTGGTCGCTGATCTCAAACCGTGGCCCATCACCGGTGACGCTGACGAAGTCCGCGGCGTCAATGACGATGACAGTTCCCGCCGGCACCGTGCCGCTCTGGATGATCGGCCAGCCGCCGAGGCGGCCCTGGCCAATCTCGTCCCGGAACGGGAATACGCCGGCGCCGGTGGCGATGGCAAAGCCCGCGCTGTTGACCTGTTGCGGGTTCATCAACCAGACCGGCTTGCGCACGTTGCCGAGCGTGCCGGTCAGCAAGGCCCCCGACAATTGCTTGATGTCGCCGGTGAGTGCGGCAAAGCCGCCGCCGGCCGTCGGGGTCAGGCCGGCGACGCCGTTGAGGATGCCGGCTGGCCGGATCGTCGTCGCCGGATTGGCGTCGAGCAGAACGGCGTCGGTCGCAACCGCGGTGTCGGAGACGATGGCATCACGCAACAACCCCTCGATCGCCGGGATCGAATGCTCGTCGAGCTCGCGCGTCCAGGTCGTAATGACCGCCATTTTCATCGGCGTCAGCGAGAGCGATGTAAACGCACCCTGGCGAACCGGAATCGGCAACCCTTCCCCGACGAACGACCCGGCGATGGTCGGCGTCCTTGACCGTGTCGGGACAATGATTTTGGCGTTGCGGCCAAACCCGAGCGCCACGCCCATGTTCGACAGCGGCCCGAATATCGAGGCCGGCATCAGGATTTGCATGAAGTCGGCGACGACCTGTTGCGCCAGCTCTTTCGCCCAGCCGGTGACCGTGGTCATGGCTGCGGCCGAGGCCGCCCTGGTCTGCCAATCGACCACCGCCGCGAGCGGCTCGTCGTTGCCATAGAGCGCGCGCGTGACCTCCATCGGCGACTTGTGCTCGTGATGTGCGAGTAGGCGCAATGCGGCCGAGCGGCAAAGCAGATCGATCGGATCGAGCTTTTTGCGTTCGACGCCGAACGGTCGTTGCAGTTGCGGCGCGCTATAGCTGCCGTTGCCTTGCTTGATCACCGCAGGCAATCGGCCGCCGTCGTCACTGTTCACGGCGAGATTGCGTTCGCTGTCGCGCAGCGTCGCCAGGATCTCCCGGTCGTGCGCAATCTCGGCGTTCGCCTTTTTCACCGTCTCGAGCAAATCGTTGGGATAGTCGCCGTCGCCGACAGCGTCGTGCAGCGCATCGAGCTTGCCGGTCTTGTCGAGGATAGAGGCTTCTCTCTCTTTGATCTTTTGAGCGAGCGACATGGTCGCGCCCTTTCCAATTATTCGCGATGACGTGTCGGCTTGCCCGCCGGTGATCCCGCGCCGTCTGATCCCGCGTTCTTTGCCTTTCCCGGCGAAAACGAGATCGATGGTCACGGGCGAAATCTTGAGCGACTTGGCGATGGCCAAGGCGTTCGGATTCGCTGGCACCGAGACGAGGCTCGTCTCGACCAATTCGGCCTTGGTGAAGAAATAGCCGAAATCGGATTCCGGCCGCGGCTTGGACTCCTTCGGGCGGAAACCGACACTGACGGCGCGCAGGATGCCGGCGTCGATCAGCTTGCGGATCTCGTCGATGCGGTCGCTGGTGCCGGCGGGCGCGAGCTCGAGGTGGCCGCGCAGTTGTTTGTCGACGACGCGCACGTTCGCCCACTTGCCGATCGGCGCATTG